ATATAATAAACCACAAACGAGAAGTATGGTTAAATTTGATATAGAAACAAAAAATCATAATTATTTAGCTGATGGGGCTATTGTTCATAATTCATATGGCAACCCCGAAATAACGAGTGGCGGTAGATCTTTAGGTTTTTATGCTTCTTTGCGGGTTGAGGTTAGACGAGGTGAGTTTTTGACGGACAATAAGAGAAAAATTGGACAGCAAGTCAAGTTTAAGGTAACGAAATCCAAAGTTTGTCAACCATATAGGGATGGTTATTTTTTGTTTTATTATCCTGATTTAAAGAATCCTGATTTAGAATTGTTTGATAATGCTGATGAATTGGTTTCTATGCTTTTACTACATGGCAAAATCAAGAGGCGTGGCAGTTATTACGATGTTTTAGGTGAAACATTTCAGGGCAGAGAAGAATTAGAAAGTGAGATTAGGAGTAATAAAAAGTTTAGAGTGAAACTTAAAAAACTATGAAGTTCCATAAATTTGCAGAAATATTTCCCATGATGAGTGATGACGAATTTGCCGAACTTAAAGTAAGTATCAAACAAAATGGATACGACAAAAACCATCCAATATGGGTTTATGAGAATCAAGTTTTAGATGGACGAAACAGACTAAAAGCATGTAATGAACTTGGTATAAAAGCCGTATATGAAAAATATTGTGGTAACAATCCACTTCATTTTATTATCCAAGAAAATCTACATCGTAGACATTTAACTACGAGTCAAAGAATTATAATAGCATGTGAGTTAAAAGAGAAACTCGAGAAAGATATCAAAAATAAAAAAATATCTGATGGTAAAAAATATAAAGACTATCAAGAAGCTATCAAGTATTTAGATGAAGAAAAACAAAAAAATATTAGTATGGCGATTCATAGTTATTTAGAAAATGATTTCGATACACAACAAAGGATTAAACGACATGAAAAAAACTTAGAAAGAAAAAGAGACAACAGAAAAGTCTATTTTGCATATGACGAAAATGAATTAAAAATTGGAGTGTCCGCATCCCCAGAATCACGAATTAATCATTTAAAAACAGCTAGGCCAAATATTAAATTAATTGGTTACATAAATGGAGGATATGACTTAGAGACAAAAATATCAAAACAATTTACCAGAATATCTGGTGAATGGTTCGTATTTGACGATGATGCTAATTATAAAGTTAAATATATTTTGGGTTTAGTCAAAAATGACAAAACCCAAAGAAATGCCAGAAAAGAGGCATCTAAAACATTAAGAGTAGGCGAAGGATCGATATTTAATGCTGAAAAAATAAAAGAAAATTCACCAGAGGATTTCGAGGCCATAAAGCGTGGTGAGAAAAGTATCAATGAAGTGTCTGTTAATCTTAAAAAGGCACATGTATCTTACAGTAGTGGAGAGAATGAGTGGTACACACCATCAAAGTTTATAGAATCAGCCAGAAAAACAATGGGAAGTATTGATGTCGATCCAGCATCGTCTAAAATGGCTAATAAAGTTGTTAATGCGACAAAATACTATACAAAGAAAACAAATGGGTTAAACAACGAATGGATAGGCAACGTGTGGATGAATCCACCATACGCACAACCATTAATTAATGAATTTTCACAAGCGTTGGAAAAAAATCTGAAGAATAAGAAAACAAAACAGGCAATTGTATTGGTAAATAATGCTACTGAAACAGAATGGTTCCAAAGAATGATGAAACTATGTCGTGCAATATGTTTTCCCAAGGGAAGGATTAAGTTTATGGATATAAACGGCAAATTAGGTAATGCACCACTACAAGGACAGGCAATATTGTACTTTGGTGAAAATATAAAACTATTTAAAGAAAATTTTAATAAGTACGGAAAAATATTATGGAACGAGGAGCAATAAAAAACAAAGAAGGTGCCAGTATATTATGTGATTTTACTGGACTTCAATATGGGAAAATAACACCTACAGATTTAGATGGATTTGTCGATTTTGGCAATAAAATATTTGTACTTATTGAATGTAAAGGGGGAGATGCAAAAATGCCATACGGTCAACAATTAGCACTTGAAAGATTAGTAGACAACTCAAAAGTAAAATCTTTGTTAATTGTAGCTAGATGGGAAAAGTTATCAAAAGGATTTATCGATGTATCAAAATGTAAAGTAACACAAATAAGGTTTGCAGGAAAGTGGCATAAAATACCAAAAACAACAGTTAGAGAAATCGTAGATAGATTTGTCGAAAAATATGCACCAGAATATAATCATTAAAAATTATTAAAATTAAAAACAGGAGATAATTATGTCAAGAAGCTTAAACAAAGCACAATTAATAGGTAATTTAACAAAAGACCCTGAGTTAAGATATACTCCAAGTGGTACGCCCGTTTGTAACTTTTCAGTAGCAACTAATCGTAATTGGAAAAATGCAAAGGGAGAGGCTCAAGATGAGGCAACTTTTCACAAAGTCATTGCTTGGAGCAAATTAGCAGAGATATGTTCTCAGCTATTAACGAAAGGCAGAAAGGTTTTCATTGAAGGACGAATATCTAACAGAAATTGGGAAGATCCACAGGGACAAAAACATTATGTAACAGAAATTGTTGCAGATGAGTTAATATTATTAGACAGTAGAGGAAAACAAGTTGGAGCTGCTCTCCCAAATGAACCAGCACCACCCGAACCTGAACCTTCTCCCGTAGATGAAAAGGTTGAGGATATTATCATCCCTGATGATTTTGGAAAAGATAAAAAGGACGATATTAAAGAAGAAAAAGACGCATTAATTAAAGAAAAAGACGATGACGTATTACCATTTTAATAATTTAGGAGGTGAATAATTATGTTATTAGCAGGCGCTGAAGGTGGATATGTTTTTGAAGAAGTTGTTCCCACCGCAACAAATACAGCAACATTAGTAGAACCCGTTCCTACCCCCGTTAATTTGCTTTCAGACGAAAAGAAAGAACTTAACGGCTTAAATTATTGGATTTTTCTAGTAGTAGTTGCTGTTTTAATGGCCGTTAGTATGATTTCCATATTTAAAAAGAGAAAGTGAAAACTTGGCAAAAAAAACTTGATATTTCTTGGCATCTATGTTATACTTAACACAAGATGCCAATAGGAATATATAAACGTACAAAAAAGCATTTAGAAGTTATGAGTAAAATCACAAAGCAATTGTGGCAGAATAAAGATTATAGAAAAAAACAAATTGAGGCTCATAAAGGTCATAAATTTAGTAAAGAAACAAAAAAGCGCATGAGTGAAGCTCGGAAAGGGAAAAAATGCCCATGGGCTGGCAAATACAAAAAAACGGAAGATCATAAAAGAAAATTATCAGAAGTTCATAAAGGAATGAAAAAACCATGGGCGGGGAAATATAAACGTACTTTAGAAACTAGAAAGCATATGAGTGAACAAATGAAAAAGTCTGGGAGAAAACCTCCTTCTCAATTAGGAATGAAAGGAAGTAAAAGTGGCGGTTGGAAAGGTGGGGTTACAAAGAAAAATACTTTAATTAGAAATAGTAGAGAATTCGATCTTTGGCGGAAGTCTGTTTTTGCCAGAGATAATTATACTTGTCAGAAAACAGGAAAGAAGGGTGGAGAATTACATCCTCACCATATTCAAAATTTTGCTCAATTTCCCGAATTAAGATTTGTAGTTAGTAATGGAATTACATTAAGCGAAAAAAGCCATAAAAAATTTCATAGAATATATGGAACAAAGAATAATACCAAAAAACAAATAAAGGAATTTTTGGAAAATTAATTATGAGTAAAACCACTTGGCAAAAAAAGGAAATTAAAGACGCTAAACAATTTGGTGGACGACGCACTCCTAAAAGTGGAGGGTTTTGGTCGTTCGCAGGGGATGTCGTAACGAAAGACTACCTAATCGATTCTAAGACAACCGATAAAGAAGGATTTCGGATAACATCGAGTGTGTGGACTAAATTGTTCAACGAGGCATTAAAATCCAGAAAGCTGCCAATATTATCAATTTTACTTATAAAGAAGGGAATTGAATTAGTAGTTCTGGATAAAAATGATTTTATTAGTTTATTAGAGAAAAAGAAATGAAAAAAGGTGATAAAGTAAAAATTATTATTGGCCCACCAGACAAAGTAGGTAAAACAGGAGAAGTAACCACTATGATGACAAATGGTGTTATAGTAAAATTAAGTGATAATAAATTTACGCCTGTTCAATTTAAACATTTAGAGGTGCTTTAAAAATGACAAGAAAATTAAATCGAGTTAAATATCTTGATGTATCAGCTGAATTACTTGGTGAAATTCTCAAAAAAGCTTCTGAAAACGCTTTACCTAAAGATGCTCAAATGATGAGGTTTAGATATGAAATAAATACTCATTGTTGGCGACTTATTATACATAGCAAAGAATTTGATCGTGTTCCCGAGGGGGCAGAAATTCCTAGACATGACACTCCAGTGATTTCTTCAGATATATTAAAATAAAAAAAAGATGTTTTGTTTGCCTTGTTTAACTCTAATTCTATATTTCGTTGTTTTGGGTATTTTTATGCCGAGTAAAAGACAATTTATTAAGGGTGCTGTATTGTGTTTTTGGAGAAAATTAACTTTACAGAAATGTACTGATGCTTTCGATATATTAATGCATACGAGATTTATAATGTGGCTTGCTGGAAAAAATCGGATGTCTTTGGCTAAATTTTTTAAGAAGAAAAGAAATTTTGACATTGCTCTTGCTATTTTGGGACTTGTTTTTATGGTATCGAATACAGTATTATTTTATTTATTATATCGATTTTTATTTATTAAAAGTCCTTGTAACGAAGGAGCGTGTCAAATATGAAACTCTGTCAGTATGAAGATTTAAGAAAACTCAATCAAGCATTGAGTAGTTTTAGTAAAAATGAAGTACCTATCATAAGCGTAAACCATTTGGTTGTTGAGGGCAAAGTTCAATATTTTGTTTTAACCAATCCTAAGTATGAACCGAAGAAAATTAAAAAGAAAATAATAAAAAAAGAAGAAAAGAAAAAGTAATTTTCTCAAAATAATGAAAGAACCTAAATTTGTAGAATGTTGTGATTGTAGTACCATCCATTATGTAATCGATAAGGATACTGCAGAAAGTCTTAAAAATAAAATGGATGAAGATTTTTTAACTCGTGATTTAACTCGCTGTTCTAGTTGTGGATCGAAAAAGGAGTTTTCAATTGTATCTGAAATTTATGTAAAACATTTGTCACCTAGTGATAAATTATTACCCATATTTTTAGATTACGATGATCTCAAAAAATCCACAAAAAATAAACACTAACGAATTTTTAGAGAGAATACAAGGACTTAAAAAACTTTTAGATTCTTCGAAATATTTAGATCGTAATACTCGGGAAAATATCGCATGGTATTGTGGAGATCAAAAACGTCAATATATTGAAAGATATTCTAATAAAGTGTGTGTTAAAATAAAATAATAGATTGGGTACTGGGTACAGGCGAAACTCCAAACTTCGCCATGCAGGGTTCGACTCCTTGACAATCTGCAATGCTGGAGAGGGGGTAAATCTTCAGCATATGCGGGATTAGTTGATTGGCACAATGACATCCTTCCAATTTGTAGAAAAGGGTTCGATTACCTTATCCCGCTCACTCGGCTCCTACCTCGAAAGAGCGTCCGATAATCCTTTGCGCTTGAAAAGATGGAGAATAAGGGGGGCAACCTAAACATTAAAACATGTTTTATTGCATGGTTGTCAACTCGATAATATTATATATTTTAGGAGGAAATCATGACTAGGTAGTCGTCAAATTTTAATTGAAGACGGCCCTTAAGGGGGTGAATAGTCGTGATCAAATCTAGAAAAATTCGTAGCGGTGGATCTCGTAAATTTGGTAGAAATGAAATCAAATGTACAAGATATCGAATGAGAAACCGCCGAGAAAGAAACAAATTAAGAAAATTAAAAAAGATTTTTCGTAAATATCCAAATAATAAACAAGTCGCTAATCGTATTAAATCGTTGGAGAAAGAATTATCTTAATTAATAATATATAATGAGATATAAACAGAGATTGGCTCAACTGGTGGAGCGGGTGCTTTGGGAGCATCAGGTTGTGAGTTCGAATCTCACATCTCTGACTTGACATCGAACCTTTTTTCTTTTACCATTAGCAATGGAAAGATTCTGGAAAAAGGTACAAAAAACGGATACTTGTTGGCTGTGGACAGCGGGCAGCAGGGGTAACGGTTATGGTTGTATCAAGTACAAAGGAAAGGTACATGATGCACATAGATTTGTTTGGTTCTTGACCCATGGGTCTTTTTCCAAAAAGTGGATATTGCATAAATGCAATAACCGCAAATGTGTCAATCCTGAGCACCTTTATGAAGGGACACCGAAACAAAATTTTGATGACATGGAGAGAGCTGGAACAAGGTTCGTCCAAAAATCAAAATATGCTTCTCCCGCAGACAGAAGAAGAAAAACGTGGATGCGGTGGTATGAAAAGGCCAAAAATGAGCCTGGCAGAGAGAGGTATAATCGGTGGAGAAAAACACAAAAGTCAAAGAAGGACAATTAGTTTAGTGGCAAAACTTTCCCCTGTCACGGGAAGATCAAGGGTTCAATTCCCTTATTGTCCGCCCATTCCAAGATCATTCAACGGTAGGATGGGTGGCTGTTAACCACCTAATCTTGGTTCGAATCCAAGTCTTGGAGCAATAGATTTGTCGTCTAATGGTAGGACTTTCGGCTCTGAACCGAAAAATTGTGGTTCGAATCCATGCTAATCTACTAACCGAAGGAAGCCAAATGGCCAGGCAACGGACTGTAAACCCGTAATTTGTTGGTTCGATTCCAACCTTTCGGACATTTGGTATAATGTGTTTAAGTATTTAAGTAAAAGTATGAATAAAGCGTGGAAAGATTTAGAAAAAACAACAGCAAAAATACTTAAGGGTAGAAGAATTATTCGTATGTCTTACAGTGAAATTAGTCCTGATGTCAAGTTAAAGGATTTTCCTTCTTTTAAGATTGACACTAAAAGGTACAAACGGTTTAGGGTATTTTCTCTTTATGAAACAGTTAAGGGGAAATATTGTAGAAAACATGGTGACAATCCAATATTAGTTTTAAGACAACATAATAAAGTTACCAAATTAGCAGTGATAGATTTAAAACTATTGGCTAAATTTTTAGATTTTGTAAGAGAAAAAGGCGGAGAGAATGACTTCAAATAATATAGTTTCAATAGCGATAATCGGACATACAGGAATGGTTGGTAATCAAGTTTATCGATGGTTTAAAAAAAGAATTTATCCTAAATATAAAGTAATGGGTTTATCTTTGGACAGGGAAACTTATAGTTGGGAAGAAATTAATCGAGATGCCGATTATATTTTTATTGCTGTCCCAACACCTTTTGACTGGAAAACAAAAGAATATAAAACAAATATTGTTGAAGAAGTTTTGGATAAAATCGATAAGAATAAAAAGGTAATTATTAAATCAACAATTGTCCCTGGAACAACCGAGAGATTACAAAAAAAGTACCCAAAATTGTTTCTTTTATTCAATCCTGAATTTCTGAGTGAAAAAACAGCAGAATCAGATTTTATTAACCCTGATAGACAAATAATTGGATTTACAAAAAAAAGCTATCCATATGCCCAAGAAGTTTTACGTTTAATCCCTCAAAGTCCTTATGATGTAATATGTACATCAGGTGAAGCTGAAATTGCTAAATATGTCAATAATTTCCATGGAGCATTAATGGTTATGTTCGCCAACTTTTTCTATGATATTTGTCAAAAAATTAATGCTGATTTTGACGTTGTTAAGGGTATTTCAACTGCGTCCAAATGGGTTGGTTCGCCAATGGGTAGAATGTATTGGGATGTATGGCATAAAGGGAAAAGGGGGTATGGAGGAAGTTGTTTCCCTAAAGACATCAATAGTTTGATTAATTGGTGTAAAGAAAATGGAATTAATACAGAAATAATTGAAGCGACACAGAAATCTAATATTCGTATATTAAAAAGTCAGGGTCTAACTGAAAAACTTTTAGAAAAAAGATAATGGAAGTAAAAAATATATCAATCCAAAAAATACATAAAGCTAAATATAATCCACGAATAATTTACGATAAAGAATTTCAGGATTTGATTAGTTCCATTAAAGAATTTGGGTTTGTTGAACCAATCGTTGTTAATACTAGAGAACATGCAGATTTTGAAAAACACCAATGGACAATCGTTGGAGGACACCAAAGATACGAAGCTGCTAAAAAAATAGGGCATAAAGAAGTTCCTGTAATTTTTGTTAACCTCTCACCACAAAAGGAAAAAATTCTTAACTTGGCATTGAATAAAATAACGGGGGAATTTGACAATACAATGTTGGCGGAGATAATGTATGGACTTGTCGAAGAAGATAAATTAACACCAGACGACATACTGGGTTTTTCTCATGAAGAAATTAGTAAACTTTTAGACACAGTTATGGATATTGGCGACGAAGATGATGATTTTGATTTAGAAAAAGAAAAAGGATTAGCAAAAAACACCAAGATAAAGAATGGCGATATATATGAAATTGGCAAACATCGATTGATGTGTGGTAACAGTACTATCATGAAATCTGTCAGGATATTAATGAACGGAGAAAAAGCCAATATGATATTTACAGATCCACCATTTAATGTAGGACTTGAATATCAAGAGTACCAAGATAACAAAACAGACGATGAATATATGAGTTTTTGTAAAAAGTTCATGAAAAATATCCATAATATAATGAGTGATAAATCATCAATTTATTTAATGATTGCCGATAAGTATACAATCCGAGTCGGTACATTATTTGAAGATTTATTTAGATTCTCACAAATATTATTTTGGGTAAAAGAAAACCCAACATTAGGTAACAGTGATTATCAATATAATTATGAGGCAATCCTTTATGGTTGGAGAAAAGGCGGTAAACATAAGTTTTATGGTGGCAATGCCGAACCAGCCGCTAACTTTGTTAAAAGGGATAGGGGTAAAGATAAAGTTGAACATCCAGCACAAAGGCCAATTGAATTAGTCAACGATTACATTAAAAACTCTAGCCAGCGAGATGAACTGGTTGTTGACTTATTTGGTGGTTCAGGAACAACAATGGTATCTGCAAATTCTTGTAATAGACGATGTTATATGATGGAGATGGATCCGATATATGTTCAAATTATTATTAATAGAATGAAGAAAATTGGAGTCGATGCCAAATTAATATAAGAAATGGCCAAACAAAAATTACCATCTACTAAAGAAATAATAGCTGAGGCTCAAAATGTTGATCCCGATAATTTCAATAAAATAGCTTTGCGTAGAAGTAAGGTTAGAGAACTTATGAGAATGGGATATGGGACTTATCAAATATTTCGTATTTTAGAAAAAGGCATTAAGGTTGACAAAAATCAGACTGTTAAAGTCCCAACATCAGTAGCATCAGTAACAAATGATATAGAATATATTAGACAAGATGAAATGGCTCAAGATATCGATTTTAATGAAAAAAGAGCTGAAGTTAAAGATAAACTTGATTTCTTATACCAGAGATCAATACAAGAATATCTACAGGCAAGAGGTGCAACGAGAGCAACTTTTATGAATACTGCTCTATCAATTTTGGGTAAAATAATGGATATGGAGGGGATTAAATCTCCTGAAAATTTAAATGTTAATCTAAATGCAGAAGCTAAAATAGCACAGTTTTCTGTAGAAATGCATAAATTAAGTAAAGATGAAAAATCTACTATTCTCACCGCAATTCGCAAAGTTCGTGAACAACGCAAGTCTGGAGGAGTTGGACACACTGGAGTTCCTAACAAACCATCCAGAGTATCAACACAAACCAGTAACGATGAAAGAGTTTCTGGAAAATCCTAAATTTGTTACCGAACAAGACAAACCAAGACCTTATAATAAACAACTTCTTATAGATATTTTTGATAAAACTTCTACTTGGGAGGAATTTGAAAACTTGGGAAAATATGAAGAAGTTTTATATATTGCGGGGATTGGTTCGGGCAAATCTTATGTTTCTTCAATGGCAATTGTTTATATCATTCATCGCCTTTTGTGTTTAAGAAATCCTCAAAAGTATTTTAAGTTTGCTAAGGGTACTAAAATTGCTTTCGTCAATATTTCTAAATCGTTCAGTCAGGCTAAGGACATTGTTTTTGGTGAAATTAAAAATAGAATAGACAACAATCAATGGTTTCAAAATTTTTACCCATCTGATCCTCGTATTAAATCAAAAATACGAATGCCTAAAAACATTTTCATATTACCGCTAGGATCTAATGAAGAATCACCTCTAGGATATAACATTTTTGGATCAGTTATAGATGAAGCATCTTTTCATACATTAACTAAAGATAAAGATTACGCCGAAGAATCATATAATCAAATTAAAAAACGTATTCGTTCTCGTTTCTTTAGTAAGGGAAAAATGTTTATTATTACTTCTCCCAGATATGTTTATGACTTTGCTGAAACAAAATTCGAAGAAGAAAAGGATAATCCTAGAGTATTAAGAAGAAGAACTCCTTTATGGGAAGCTATGCCTGCAGAAATGTTTAGTGGAGAAAAATTTGATTTAGGTAAATATTTATCTAGCAAAGGAAAAGGGATAATGGTGCCAGTCGAATATGAAAACGAGTTTCAACAAAATCCAGAAAGGGCAATGAGAGATTATGGTGCTCAACCATCAATGGCTATCCAGGGATTTTTTAACAATCCAGAAGTACTTAATAACAACGCTAATTATAATCGGAAACACCCCGTAAGTCTCAAAACAGGAGAGTTTTCAGAATGGTTTTATAACCATAAGGGTAGTGAAAATTTTGATACTGATAAAAGATTTATCCATATCGACTTAGGACTTAATAGAGAAGGAAAGGGGGATTGTGCTGGTTTTGCAATGGGTAAATTTAATGGATGGAAAGATGTTAAAAGTATTAAAGGCAAAATAGAAAAACGTCCTAAAATATTTATCGATCTAATGATGCAAATAAAGGCAGGCCCTAAAGATGAAATCCAATTTGAAGATGTTAGACAAATAATTTATAAACTAAAAGATATTGGATACAATATTCATCTTATTACTTTTGACGGGTGGCAATCAGTTGATTCCGTTCAGACACTAAAATCAGCAGGATTTAATGCCGATTTTTTCTCAGTAGATCGTAATCCAGAAGCATATTATACGCTTAAAGCGGCTGTTTTAGATAAACGATTAGATTATTATTACTACAAACCTCTGATTACCGAACTACAACAACTAGAAGAAGTCAAAGGAATGAAAATTGATCATCCACGACAAGGAAGTAAAGATGTCGCTGATGCAGTAGCGGGTGTTTGTTATCAATGTGGAAAAGGTACACCAGGTTACGGTTTTAAGGTAGTAGGTAAGTAATTGATTTTCTTTTCAAAAAAAGGTATATTTTAGAAAGAAATCAATTTTTCTTAAAAAAACTATGAAAATCCCAAAATTTTTAGAAAAAACTATTCTAAATAGTGATAATGTTAAAGCAAAGATCGAAGAAGCCAAGAAGAAAAGCGAATCTGATACATCAAAAGATTTGAATCAAAAGTTAACAACACAACATAACAAAGAAGTCGTAGAAGAAGTTAATAAGGCATTGAAAGCTGCTAAAAAAGATTGGTCTTTTGAAACTGTTAAGGCACTCGACAACCGATTTCATCGTTCTCGTAAATATATTACTACTTCAAGTGGAACAGAAACATTCTTAGCTAATATTTTATTATCTGGGAAAAACTATAATACATTATCAACATTGTTTAGTGATTCTCCTGGTTCAATTCAGTGTGCAACAAGAATCAAAGAAGCTGTGTTGGGTGGTGGATATGTAATTAAGCCGTCTGTAGGAGGTAAAAAGGGTTCTAAAAAAGATTTAAAAAGATTAATTGATTTTTTTGATAACCCCAATCCTGATGACACAATCGAAACATTACTTGGTGTTTGTATTGAAAACTATCTTGCTTATGGAGATTTTTATTTAGAGAAAGTACCGACAAAAAGAAGTGCCAATAATAAAAAGAAAACAATGGAAGTGGCTGAACTTTACAACCTTGATCCAACGACAATGACTATTTTAGTTGATGCTGAAAAAAAGAAAAAAGGCGTGATAGAGAAAGTTGGATATAAAAGGAAAACAACTGAGAATAAATCTGTTGTATATAATTTGGATGAGATTTTTCAAGGTAAAAGACCAAGTCGTAGAGCTTCTTTATATGGTAGAGCCGTTTTAGAAGATAATACTGCCACACTACAATTACTATTAAGGGCATTAACTTACAATATCAATATTTTAAGAAACGGTGGTCGTCCACCCATTCAACTACAATTACCCGAAGATTCTACTGAAGCAGATGCAGATTCGGTATCCGCATGGTTTGAGAAGAATTATATGGGGCCTCATAATGCAGGCAAAACATTAATATCGTTTAAAGGCGCTAAAGCAGAAACATTAGGACTTACACCTCAAGATATGGCATATTTAGAATTACTTAATTTTGGCATTAGAGAGGTTGCGGGACAATATGGAGTTCCGTTACCCATGATTGGATTCCCCGAAGGTACAAATAGAGCAACAATGAGTGAAATGAGGCGTGCTTTTTACTTAACTAATATATTCTCTTTAAGAAAATTAATTTCACAAAAAATTACAAAAGTGATTATACAGGATAGCATGAAAATTGAAGGATGGAGAATAGACTTTAAAACTGCAGGACTAGAGGAATCTGAGGCTTCAAGGCGTGACTTTATGATGGCAAGAGATAAAGGACTATATTCATTTAATGAAGCTAGAATGTCTATGGGGTTACTACCAATTAGTGAGGAATGGGCTAATAAATATTATTTAGTTGGTACTAAAAACGACTCAATGATTGAGGTGGAAAAGGCTATTGGTAGAGTATCAGATACATCTTCTCCTGACGCATCTCGTGGGAAAGATAATCGTGGGCCAGGAGATAAAGATCCTAAAGAAGATGAGAGTTCTCACGATGAAAAATAGATATTGATTTTTAATAACATTTTTGATACAATATAAAAAGTTAAAGATTAAGTAAAAGGAGGCATAATGCCAGCACCAAATATTCCTAATACAGGTCAAAAGACAATTAGGGCACGAATGAAAGTAGAATCTTTTGTTTCACCTGAAAAACCAACGGTAAAACAACTTCAAGATTTTGACAAAAAGGTAAACGATTTTCTCGACACGATTGATAATACAAAAAGATTTCTCAACGGACGTAACTCTTATTCTATTGGAAATAAAATTTATATTCTAGTTTGGTATCTTAATAAAATAGCGGATGAACCAGTTACTACCCCTTTCGGTAATAAGGTTAAACAAGGACAACCTGTTATAAAAGAAGATGTCAAACCGAATAATAACTCCCAATAAAAAACATATTAACGATGTAGAAAAAGTTGATATACCGTTCGTTAAATGTTGTGTTTGTGGGATTCCCACAACACAGGGATTACATCAAATAAGATTAATAATGGTTAAACCAGCGAAAATGCAGAAAAATAAATATACTGGAGAAATCAGACGAATCCCCCCAGTAATGAAAAGAGAAGATGTTTATTTATGCATTAATTGTGTAGAAAAGAAAAAACTATGGCCAGGAAAAAAACCAACATAATTAATAAATACAAATTATGAAAAAAATAACTAAATGGATTTTAATTATCTTTGTTACTTTAATGGTAATTGGAGCTATTGCTGGAAGTGGTGGAGAATCTGATATTGGTAAATATGCTTATAATGCAACAAACAATATATATCAAGGCAAAATTATTGAAGTAAAACCATGTAATACTAAATCAAGCATAACTTGTTATGTTACTGATTTTGGAGATATTCATAATCAATATTCAGGAGCAAAACCAACAGAACATCCAGTAGACAATGTTAATGTCAAGGATAATATATCTAATCCTAAAGAAGATTTGAAATATATCTATGGAAGTGAATATTGTGTTTTAGAAAGCTGTATTTTAGAAACACAGGAACCAACTCAAAAAGTAGAACAAGAAAAGGAAAAAGATGTTCAGCCAACACTTAAACCAACATCAATACCAACACCGACACCAACTTGGTATAAAGGAGAATATAAAATTACTACAATAGATAAACAAGAAG